CCGACGATTCCTCAGCAGCCGCTTCTTCGGCGGGGGCTTCGGTCTCATCATTGTCGGTTTCGACTGTCTCATATATACCTTCATCGTCTCTTCTAAGTCGAAGTACGATTTCGGCTTTTGTTCCTCGAACGGTTAAATCTCGTTCTTTACATAGTTCTCTTAATTCCACAACTGTCATTGCATCGTAGTCTGTATCTTCCGAAAACGGCCCATGAGCCACAACGTCAGATTCTTCTTCTTGCACTGGCTCTTCTTGCACTGTTTCTGCAAGCACTTCCTCAGCAGCCTCGACCCATGTTGGTTTATCACTCAACATAGTCTCATATCTGTAATCTATTACGTTCTTTGATTTACCGTACATGTTTTTATCGACTGGTAAGTTCATCTGTTTAGCGAGCCAATCTACATATCCCGGTAAACTGAGTCTTCTTGCCCAGTATGCCCTTTCGATTTCTGACGGCATCATGGGGCTAACACCGTATCCTTAGCGATGACCTTGATGGTTTTTGGTAATATTTTCATTACAGAACGTAGAGGGCCTTTGTCTTCCGGTATTGGTAGAGATGCTTCGGTGATGAAGAAGTCGTCCATGAGTATGTCTATTGACTCAGCACTTCCAGCGGCTGAGGTGTTCTTGGTGAATGATAAGCGAATGTAGTCAGCATCCACACTGTCACTGATGCTGTCATCGAAGTTTCGCACTGCCCTTCTCATGTTGTGGTAGAACACAGGGTCATCGACTATTATCTCCATCTCCATGTCATACTCAGTCTTACCTTCAACTGCGAGTGTTGGGTTACGAGTACCTGCATGAGGCACTTGGTCAGTAACGCTGTCCACTATGTTAGCGCCGCTGATTGTATAGAACTGCTCGACCCCTGTCTTGCCGTTGAGTGTGAATGATACCACTTGCCCAATTGTCTGACCCAATACGGTTATCGTACCATTATAGAACATGAATGGTTTCTGCGTGCCTTTCTCTATGCCCGATGCCTTCCTATCTAGCAGGTTAGCGGCAGTGTCTTCGAATAGCCTGTGCGCGTTATATCTATCTCCTACTGGCCCAGCAGCACCTGTGAATTGAGTCACAGTTATCTTTGTCAAGTTTTCGGTAAGACCAGCATTCGCATCAGTCGATGGGGTCTCTAGGCTTGCTGATGTGAGAGTGATGGATTGTTCACCATTTGCCTCAGTGGGGACTGAACCGACTGTGATGTTGCCAGCGTGTCCATTAGCATGCTCTATCGCAGCCTTCAATAGCACCAAGAATGCGTTTTGCGTGAGTCCTGAACCTACATTGAAGCCAACTGCGATACCAGTGGCACCCGATGTCAATGTTGCTGTTATAGAGCCGGTGCTCTTTAGAGTAGCACCTGCTGTCACAGCAGATAAATGAGCGACTCCGCTATCATTAGTGTCTGAGACGAAGTAGTCGACGAGTGCGCCTGAGCCATCGGAGGCTCTAGTATCAATAGTCAACTTCTGCCCCGCGGTCAGACCATGAGCAGCATCACCATCTTCTGCTACAACAGTCGCTGTACCCGCTGTGTTAGTCTCCAAGCGTCCAGTGTCGGTGTAGCAGAACGCTGAGTCGAAGTTAACAGTCATTCTGAGTGCAGCATCTGTGTCGGCAGTTATGCTAAAATCCTTAACTTTACACCCACGGAAAACACGTGTGAGTTGTTTTGAGTCTGTTGTACCACCATCAGTCGTACCTTGGTTGTGCCCTTGGTCTAGTCTTCTTACGCTGACTTCCATGGAGAAGGATGGTACTTTCTCACGAGAGAAGTAAAGGTGCTCGACAGGATTAGTCAACACACCGGTCGATGCTCTGCCGGGGCTTGTCGTTGCATTGGCTATTTCGTACTTAGCGAACTCCACAGTCGGATTGGTGTAGTTATACTGCAACGGCTCATCCAGCCACAGATTGTGTATAGCAGTAGAGCCACTACCGCTGACAGCATGGCCGATAATCCTGCGTACCTCTTGCTTCACAGCCTTGTCGAAGATGTTGGACGCACCTATATCGGCAGACCCCCATGCATCAGTATGGTCTTTGTCGTCACCGACTGATGTCTCCCTGTATGTTTGTATATCCACAGTCGCGTTGCTTGAGTCAGTTAAGACAAGATAGGAGTTGTTGTCGGTTATATTGGTACTGTTACCGTCGACATTGACTGATGGTATGGCTGCTGCGCCTGTTATGTGTACGTAGTTAGAACCTGCATTTGCACCTGATGATATGGTGTAAGTCGCCCCACCGGCGTTCTTCGCTCCTACTTTAGAGACTTTTTGTCCTAGACAATAGTAGAACCATCGTCCGTTGTGTATATTACACTCGAAAGAGCCACCTACGTTGGTATATCTTCCGGGTACTTGTACTGCGACATCACGACCTAAACCAACGACGTGATACCTCTTGAGGTCTACTTTGGTCTCCGGTAGTGCTACTGTGCTTACCAGTCCAACGAATTGGTCTGTAAGGACTGCTTCTGCGGATTGAGATGCGTTGTTACCATCAGCAGTCATGCTCTTGTCGAATGCCGGAACGCTGTAAGGTAGTATGTTCATCTTACCCCCAGCCTCTGAGTCCTTGGCTGTGGATGAGTCATGGGCTGTCTTGAGTGCAGGTGTGAGTGTGAGTTCAGTAGTATTTGATGCAGTTATATCATGCTTGACTATTGTGTAACTTCTACCACTGACGTTGTAGTTATCGTTTGTCGAAAACTTATTATTACCTCCAAGCAAGCCTGAGAATATTACCTTCGCTCCTACCAGCATTCCCTTCGGGTATAGTAGCAAGCCGTTCTTGATTGGGGAAGTACTATTGTCTCCCGCTTCACCAGTGGATGAACTGAAAGTTATTACGCTTGTATCCGCTGTTAAATTCTGCCCGTTAGCCTTGGCTGTGAACTTGAAATTAGTTCCTCCAAAAGCATGTTCAAGCACTAATCCTGACTCGTGTCCGAACGTAATTTCGGACAAATCTCCACGGTAAACTGACGACGGCATACTCTTCTTCACCTCACGGGATAAGTTCCGCAAAGATAACTACTTCTATCTGATAGTTCATTCTGAAGAGTTTTTTGCTTCTATCTGATAAATCGGTACGTGTTTTATACACTAGTCGGTCAAAGTTAGTGCCATCCCCTTTTCTCTCTAAGTGAATGCACCTCCTTAACTCGTTCTCCATTGCTTGGAAATGTTTTCTGCTGCGCGTTGTACGCATGTCAACTGTGATGTTAATTCTAGTAGTTACGAAGTCGTACAACAATTCAGGAGTCTCCTCGTTGTGCGCTGTCTCGAAGACCATGATGTAGTCAGTTCTGTCTAGGTCGAGGCGCTTGCCCCTCTCAGGCCCAGTCTCGGCTATATCTATGATGACTGGCTTATAATTGCTAGTGTTACCTCTGTTCCAATTATCTTTGAGAACGTCTATTACGACGTCAATACCTTCCTTGAATGTCGCTACCATTACTCAAACACCTTCTTTCTCTTCTGCCTCTCATGGGCTTTGAAATCAGGCACTATATTAGCCCCGTCGAATTTGAGTTTCTCTTGTGTTAACAGAGATGATTCATTGAGCATCCTTTTCATGGTATTCTCCTCATTATCATCTTCCTGAGCGAGTACACGTTCATACTGCTCGCTTGGCCCTTTAACCACGGCTTCGCGTACTTCTTTTTGAAAATCGGGATTAGCGAACTCGGACTCTATGATTTCCTTGTACTCCTTATATACCATTCTCTTAATGTCATCACTCAAAGGTCACCACCTCCACGTATCTTCCAAACATTCTGTCTATGTCTGCTCTGTAAAGTTGAATCTTAGCACCTAGGTCTACATTCTGAGTACCTTCAGGTATGAGTACGCTTCTATCATCACTCATTAACAGGTCTATCGCTACCATCTTGGTGGCGATGTCCTCGATTCCTTTGTCGACATACCTCTCACCGTAGATGTATGAAACCTTGACTGCATTCCACTCAAAGAAGGGGTATGAATTGTTGAAGTAGATTATTCCCATCTCATTGTCTATCCACCAGTCTCTCAATCTACCTCTATCGCCGCTAGAACTGCCTCCCTGCAAATCGACTTGTAATTGCTCTTGAGTCAGGTTACCACTTATTTGGTCAAGATTGCTACCTACTACTATGGTACAACCAGTGAATGATGTTGACGTCTTACCTGTATATGAGAATACATTTCCGTTCTCGTCTACTACGACACCTGCATCAACAAATGCGCCTTTACTCACAGATGTGATGCTGAACTTGGCACTACCGCTTCCACCGCTAATGGATATATCGTCAGTGACTGCGTAATCCTGACCGGGAGAGTTGATGACTATGGATTCAATTACTCCTCCATTTGCTGTTATATCAACAGTGAGTCCAGTACCGCTACCCCCAGTTGTTCCTACGTTTGTAGCAGTAGTATATCCAGTACCACCTTCTAGACTCCCAAATGCCGTTACACTGTCACTCCCTATGGTAGATGTGGTATTGATTGTAGTACCGTTTTGACTGCTGAATGTTGCACTTGCGCCAGTAGTTTGACTAATCTGTATGTTACTATTTGTCGTGACGATGCTGGAAGTTTCACCAGCCTGTGTAGACCTCATGCTGGTTATCTTCACAATGCCGCTACCGTAATCGGAGTTGGCAGTGGCTAGAAACTCATTATGAACCGCTACATTGGATGTATTACCTTCAAGAACAAATGCCGGTGAGAAGTCTACTGATGTCTTTCCAACTCTGTCTTCTTTGTTGATGAGGTCTGCTAGATTCTGTGCTGTTGTGATTTTATCGAAGTCCGCTCGCCAATTCGTAGCACCACTACCTATTGTGAGGAGACTTGCGCTACCATTGCCCGGTGAAACAACAATAGAACCGGTCAACGCTCGCACATCGTCGGGCAATGTAATGCGTGCTTCAGCAGCGCCTATCTCACGATAGTCATCGCCTTGCCATAGTTCGAGTCTGAGAATCTGCTGTACGTTCCTGAACAGGAGTGGAGTAGTACCGACGTAATCAGTGTAGTATCGACGTCTGTATGGTTTGTAGGTATCGAAGTTGATGTATTCTGCGTTGACTAGATAGGGTCTCCAAGCATTATGAGTGAGGTTATCTATGTGGTCTTGCATACGTAGAATGTGCTCGTCTACTTTATGCTTCGTTAATCCACGAGTTCTTCCATTCGTGAAGGATGCCTTGTTCTGCACATAGCCGTTGTCAGCCGTCTCATAGAGACCCGGATTGATGGCGGATGTAAATGTTAATTTCACACCACTGGCACTTGAGGTTATCGCTGTGATTACACGGTCTAGTCCCAATGGGTCTGCATCACTGTAAATGAGTAGGGTGTCGCCAACTGAGAATCCGATGTTTCTATAATCAGTTCCTGTCACAAATACGGCATTGGCCTCTGCATTAGATGACATCAGCACCGCTTCCTGCGGCCCTATATCGAGCAAGTCTGCTACTTTCTGTGCTGTGGTGTAGACGACTTCAGTGGGGTCGAGAGGTCTTGTCTCTCCTTCACCGGTACTGAATACTTGTGGCATTAAAGGCGTGCCTCCTCATTACGGGTCTCTAGGTTGTACTCCATCGGCTTCTCACATGCTCCACACGTGGCTCTCCACATAAAGTGTAGGAATCCACAGTACTTACAGCGTGTACCAGCGCCGATGTTCATCACATCTGCTACATTTTCAGTTCTAGTACGTTGTTTGCGAGTGACTCCATTCAAGGGGTTCTCTGTGTCTACTGGTGCTTCGTAAGCGATGTCTGCACGAACGTCTTGCTTTTGGAATCTACTTATGTCGTCGAAATCAATTTCTACGGATTCCAAACTCATTCATATCCCTCACCATCATGCGTAATATGTCAAAATCAAATACACGTTGCCGAGTATCACAATCGGCTCTGATGAAACTAGCGAACTAGTCGCTGCTGCATCTGTAATTGTAGTGTAGGCTGCGTTCAGTGCTGTTTCCGCTGTGGTCTCCGTAGAGAAATCAGCAGGTGCAACTGGGCCTACTACTGCGAACTTTAGTGTAAGGTTTGCCATCTAGGTCACCGCCTCAATCAGCGACTTCCTAATGCAGACCATACTCCGCCGTCACTACCGCTCTCCGTAAAGTGGAGAGTAGTCCCAACTATACTGATTGGGTTCGCTTGTTCGGTCGTTGTTGTTGGGCATACCATAGCCATCATGACAGTGCTGAGATGGTTTGACAAATCAATCGATGTGTCTCCATTTGCCCATGTTCCTGTCACTAACATTAAATCGCCCATTACGTGTACTCTTGTGTCATATCCTATTGCCATTATTCTTCATCTCCTATTTCTGTTGTTTCAACTGCCTCTTCAACGGGGAGTTCTTCCACCGCTTCTTCGACTACTGGTTCTGCTACTGGGGTAGGGTTCAAAACACCTTCTACCATTTCTAGCAATGTGGACTTGGTTTTGAATCCTCCACCAACTTGTGTACCCTTATCTGTTAGCCACTCTGTGATTTTTGCCTTCGTCCATGCGGAGTCAGGTATACCATCGTTTCCTAGGTCTTCATGAGCGCCTTCTATCACGAAATCAGGACTAAGCCTCTTTCCCCAATTAGCAAGCCATTCATCAGTCACCGTGTAGGGTTTGTATCTAACCCAATCGGACATAGACGCATCTAAGTTACGACGTCTATGTTCTAAACCTTTGTATGTTACTGTGGGCACTTAGCCACCTCAGTTGTACATTATCATGACGTGGGCTTTTGCTCCGTCAGCAAGTCCGTGAATGGTTACTGCAAGACCACTGAATGTTGCCGCAATTACCGCTTCTGTTGCGCTATCTGTTGTTGCCATTACGCTTAGAACACTTGTTGCTCCACCGGAAAGTGTACCTGTCTGACCACCTACTCCATTACTACCACCTTCTAGTGCTATTAGAGCCATCTTGGGTGCTGGGTCGTATCCGTTTGCTGCATCTGTTTGTATTGGATGAAATCCTGCTATATTTCCGGGGTATGTGCTACCGCGTGCTAGATGTTCAGTAGTGTCATGTGAACCCGCTCTGAGTTCCCATGCCCCTGTTATAGTCCATGTACCATGTGTTGCTGCATTTGTTGTTGGTGTAATTATTAATTGTTCTGCCATATCTTTTCATCTCCGTTTATATTATCTCCAAGACAACCTTACTTAAGGTCTCTTACGCTCCCTTGTGCTCCGAAGAAAGTAGTCCATAGTTCTCCCATGGTTCTGTATAGCCCTTCTTGGCCCAATCTGTTTATTGCGAATGGGTCACCAGTTTCGATGCCGCTTTCGAAGTATTGTGTTGGAATTGCTGTGCTGAAGTATAGATAATCAGTATCTAGGTAGTACATTCTGCTGATTCCGTCAGGAAGCATATCCTTGGATGGAATGATTGGAACACCGTTGTATGTTGCTACGATGAATCCGGCTTCAATTCCCGGTACACCTTTCACACCATTGTATGTTGGAGTGATTCTCTTCTCTTCCATGAACCTCTGCTGGGATTGTAGCAGTTGCTGAATCCTCATTAGAGTATCGTATCCAGTTAGGATAACTTTAGGGTTACCACCACGTTTCCACATCTTTTGGAACATTTCGTCCATGATGTCTAGTGTTAGAACTCTTTGATTTCCTGTTGAAGCGTCTGCTCCACAGGATACTTCTGCTTTTGCCCAATCGTTTGAACCTGCTGTTCTAGCAATCGAGTAGATGTCTAGGTCTGCTACTGCGTCGACGTGTGGTGTACCACCGCTTGTTCTTAATCCAGTCAAACCGCTGGTTGTACCGTCTGCTGCGGTCACTCTGTCTAGAGACTCGAAGTTGTTTCCTGCTTTATCGTTAACATCTGTTAAGAGCATCTTGTTAACCATTTCAGCGTGGTGCTTACCCATCTCTTCTTTCATTACAGAGCGGATATCTCCCATTCCATCATCCTTGTCAGAAAGGAAGATAGCAGTTTCAGACATATCGAATGTGTGAGCGATTGTCTTTGGTTTTGCTGCTACATGCTGGAATTTTGGCCTAACTGTCTCAGGTAGTGTTGCGTTTTCTGCAACTCCGCCGTGTAGCGTACCGTCGTTGTTAGGTCTCTCGGTTATAACACGCCATCCTGACCTGTCCCAAGGTTTCTTTGGTAGTATAGAGAAAGCGTTGAACTCTTGGTTCAATTGTGACCATACTTTGCGTCCGTAGATTGCTTGGTATGTACCGCCAGTTGTGGACAGCATAGGGCTGTCAGCCTTCAACAATTCGCTACCACTGTATGAGTAGCCCATTGCGTTTCCTGCGCCATAGTAGTAGCGCTCCATGTCTGTTATTGTTCGTACGTAATTTCTTGCCATATTTCTTCATCTCCTATTATTTATTCTTGAGTAGTTTCATTCGAACGTCTTAGACGCCAAATGGTGTACTTCCTCCCATGTCATTGTTGCTAGGTCTTCAGTCGAAGGAACGACCACTGATGGTGCGCTCTCGGACTTGAGGATTTCGCCTCCTTCGGAAGGAGTTGATATCTCATCGATTCTTGCACCTAGTGCTTCGATGGATTTTTGTATGTTATCAAGAGGGCCACGTGCATCGAAGGCTAATGCTTCTGATTTTGTAACTTCATCTTGTCTCTCAGAAGCAAAGCGATTAGCGAATTGTTTCTCTAAGTTTACTTTGAACTCCTGTTCTAGTGCTGCTGCTTTGTATACTTCGTATGCAGATTCTACATCTGCGTCAGATGCTGATGTCACGAAGTCGGATTTTGAAACTTTGCCACCGCTTCCAGTGGTTTTACCAACTGCACCAGTAGATGGGCTTCCACCTTCTTGTGCTCGGCCTTTGACTTGTCCAGTTCGTTGTAAGTCGTTAGCCCCTAGTTCTTCAGGTGTAGAACCTAGATTTGCTTTGTTAAGTTCATCGAAGTGTGCTCGTGCACCATCGGTGTCTACACCGCCACTCTTCAAGGTGTCTTCCATCCAGTTTAGGTACTCGGATGTAATGACGTCTGAATATTCTGAAGATTTCTCGACAGGTGCTTCTGCCACTACTTCTTCAGTTTCTTCGGATTTTTCCTTGTCATCTTTGTCGTCTTTCTTACCTGCTTTCTTGTCCATTGCTGCTGCGAGTGCTGGTGGCATGGCTTTCTCCATATCATCCAGTCTACCTTCGAGGCGTGATAGGACATCGCCAAGTTGTTTCATCATTTCATTATCATTTTCTGTTTCTGCCATTTTGTTCACTTCCGTGTTATTTTTATCTTCTTTTAATATGCTGAATGTTGCTTCGGGATTAATGCCTTTTTCACAAATCGTTATCTCGTGTAGTTCCAGTTTGCTAATTTCTTGGTAATCTCCTCGTTTTGGGTCTGATTTTCTGACTCTCTTAAACGCTTGACCACCGATACTGAATCCTCTGAGAACGCCTTTTCTGATTTCTGCTGAAACCTCTTTTGCTTTCTCGATGTCGTTACGTAATTGTACTACTACAAACATTCCGACATCATCGACTTCGCTTTTCCACAACCTCCCTTCGCTATCTGTGTAATTCGGTACTACATCTCCAACTTGTATATTACTGTGAGCCAATTGAACGTTTCTGTATGACGGATTTTCCATGAATTTCCGAAATGCGTGTTTCAATGCCTCCTTTGTTATTACGTCGCCTTGCTTGTCTACAACTTCCACACTGGCATAGCCAGCGACAATGAGGTCGTTTCCTCCCTTGAGTACGACCAGTGGGTCGTCATCCTGTCTGAAAAGTTGTTTACTTCCGAGCACACTATCAGTAGGACGTAATGCTTTACTACTTCAATGCTCCGGGACTACCAATCAAGGTTTCTACAAAGCATTTTCGTTATACTGCGTAGCATTACGTGCCATCTTTTTCCTTCTTCCGGGATAGTCATCAGGTTTCTCAGGGTCTTGCTCCGGGCGCTCTTTCATATCCCAATCAGGAACGCTCTGCTCGGATGTAAGGGTCGTAGGGCCTCTAGGACTCTCAGTACCATCTCCTACATCTATGCCTAATCCTCTCCCTCCACTCATAGGATAATGACCTGCAAAGCCCTTGTCAAGTTTGTCTAATGTCTTCTCTATCAGCAATAAAGCCTTCAATGTGTCTTTCGGCTTGAGTATAATATTCTTGTCCTTCTTAGGTTTGAGTATACCTGCGCTCTCTTCCTCTATCTTATCTGAATCTTCCATTGCGGTTCTGTATGGCTCGCCCTCGTCCACTCCTCTTATTTCTAACTCTTCTTTTTTCAGATAGGCAAATCCATTCTCCCAGTATGGTTGTAGGCTTTTCGCTAGTCTGATTGAATAATCCGAGTCAGATACCGAGCCTATCGCTGCTACTGGATTAACAGGCCCTTCATCACTCATCTCATACTTCACTAGGTCTTCGGGTAATTTAATTATGAAATGATTGTTGTCAATCTCCATTGTGAAAGGAACATGATACAATATGTCTTCCTTTGCTAGCATTACCCACTTCGGGTGTTTCTCTTCTCCCTTCATGTAAGTTGATTTTGCATCTCTAAGTAGAAGCATCTTGTTTTCTTTCCCTAGGGATTCTACTGCATTCTTTAGACCTACCTCATCTGTCACTCGTATATCTGATGGACTCGGTACATGCACTGGATGATAACTATCGAATTGCCCTCTAAGTAATTTGATTCTCTCACGAGTAGTTAGTTCCATAACTTGGTCATTATCGTACATGAGAATATCTGTTATGAATAAATCACCGTCTACTAATGTACCATCTATGATATAGTTCTTCTTACATGATGAACGTAATGAAGACCTCATCTCATCACTGGTAGATTGGACTTTACCATCTTCGTTTTCCAATTTTATATTGTTACCCTTCTTAGTAACCTTACATCTTACGCCTTCTCTATGAACAGATACTACCCATTCTCCTGTAAATCCTCTTAGTTGGGCCATATCTTCCAAATCGAATATTCTATGCATAGGTTCAATCAATGGCACTTCTTTAGGTACATCCGCTTTACCGAATAACTGCCAATCGTTTTGCGCAGGTAGAGTACCTTCTATTCCGGGAGTGTTCATCGGAGCGCTGCTAGCAGGAATATGCGAATCGTACATTGCCTGTACGTGTTCTGCATTATGAGTATCCGAAAGAACTTGTTGCACAGACATTCTTGGTATAGGATTGTAATTAGTCGGTTGAGGATTAGAACCTACAACTACATTGCTCCCGTTAAACTCTAGACCAAATTGTGCAATTCCCTCTTCACCCGTATGAATTGCACCGTCGTTTATCACATCCATTGGGACTACTCCTTGCTGACTCTCTATCGAGCCTATCTTTGCATCTCGCCTCATTCCTACTCTGTCTTCAGTAGCAGTGGGCATATCAGAAGATATCTGCTCAGGCGCCATTGCTGTATCTAACATCATGATGTTGCTGGCGATGTCTTTCACGCGATTATGCCTCTGCGCCTCTCTCCAACCTGTTTTACCTTCAAATATCGGGTGCAATAGCGTTTTACCGCTTCTAGATTCGGCTTTGCCACTCTTAGTCTTCTTCTGCTTGGGAGGCTCGTGTATTGCTAGTCCATATGTATCCAGTTGTTTTTCGCTTACTGGTCTATTTCTCTCTGATGTCTTGAAGTAATTGCCTATCCAAGATATAGCGTTGTGTAGTGGTATCCTCTGCGCAAATGTCTTCAATGCATTCTTTCTACCGGGGTCATTGCTTCCCTTTGGCCAGTTTTTCTTATCGTTCATCAATGCCGTGTCTAGTGCGTCATGCGTGTTTTTTAGTCCCAATACGGGCTTAAACATGTCCGGGTTGTCATTGTTCCAATCTCTTCTCATTCCTGCTAGTTTACCAAATGACATAGCAACTACATCTGAGTTCAGGCTAGATAGCCAATCCTTGACATACTCTCGATGAGCCG